AGGGAGGTAGTTGCTGGCGGTCGACGGCCAAACCGCGCCCAGCGAGCAGGTCCACCAGATGTCCAGGAAGTACTCGGTATTCGCCAGCAGGTCAGCGATCGGATCATTAAACACCACCAAGCCCGGGGTCATAACCTTGGACCCAGCGCCGCCGAACTTGACGGCGGTGACGAGGGTGCTACCGGTGATAGCACCGCTGCCATCCCGCTGTACTGAACGGACCTCGACGCGCTGAATGGTGAACGTGGTCTGCAGGTCGACCACTCCGCCCGGCAACTCAACCGCGTTGGCCCACTTGAAGACCCCGCCTTTCGGCGCCCAGGTGGTGTTGAACAACCAGCGGCGATTGTGATAGCGCCCTTGGCTCTCGACGCCAGAGCCGCCCATCCACGCGGAGCCGGAAACAGACGCGGCAACATTGCTAAGGTTCGCTGCATTGCTCATCGTGGCAGTGGCCGAGCCGCCGGAGATGGCGCTCAGGTTCGAGATCGTAGTGCCGGCCGGGATGCCAGTCCCTGTGATCGTCATACCATTGATCAGGTTTCCCGTCAGGCCGGTGATGGACAGTGCGGTAGAGCTTCCGCTGGTGTTCGCAGTGAACTTCGCACCGGTCGTGGTGTCGCCGGTACCCACATCGACCGGCATGGCGAAGCGGTTGGACGCCACCATGAACAGGTTCGCATTGGAAGTCGGCGTCACGGAATTCGACTGCGGTGACCAGTCCGACCAGCCGATCGCGTTGCGGAAGCGCGTTGCCCCGGTGATCGACGCGCCGGCGGCCTTCGCGATGGTCTGCGGGCTGCTGGTCAGCGTGGTCGACACGCCGTTGATGTCCATGAACTGGGCTTCGATGATGGCGTTGCCGCCGTCCGATGGGACGGTGTAGGCAACCGAGATCGCGCCGGCCAACGCAGTAAGAACCGGAGCGGCAGGGGCCGCCGGCTTCGATGCCTGCATCGCCGTCAGAGCTGCGTCCTGGACAGTTACATCGATGCGGCCAGCGGTGCAAGTTATGGATACCGTACGGGCGCCGGAAACATTTCCGCCGTAGATGCCAGCTGCATTAATCGGGCGGCTTTCAATGAAGCTGCCCGCCATGGTATAAGCGGTCAGCGTTCCTGAGCTGTTGGCCGACGTCGTATATGAGATGGCGCGCCCCTCGGACAACACCACCTCCATCGGATTGCTGGGAGTGATCGACTGGTTCACATTGCGCTGATATGTTGTCATTGCTGCATTCCCTATGGTTGCGGCATTGTTGCGGCCGATGGTTGCAAATCTGGTTGTGATGGTGCAAGAGGAGCGGCTTGCGGCGAAGGGGTAATGTCAGGGCCGTTGAGCGCGGATTGGGCGACCTGCAAGCCCAACGACGCGGCAAGCTCAGGTGACGCCTGAAGCCCAAGCGCCTCCATGCGGTCCGTCTCGGCCTTGTATGCCTCGATCTGCGACTTGCGTTGGTCAAGTTGCAATTTCTCGATGTCGATGCTCTTGTCGCGCTGAGCATCGTGAAGTTGCTGCTGCAGCTGCTGCAGCGTTTGCGTCAGCTGCTGAACCTGCTGCTGCGCGGCCAGCGCGGCTGGATCTTGTCCTTGCAGCTGAGGAGGCAGCGACTTGCGCAGACGATCTGCGATCTCATCGCCGCCTGGCCAGTCCATATTCTTGGCAAGCAGGTCGCCGATAATCGGCGCAGCGTTCGGATAGACGCGGATAAATTCCATGATCTGGGTCGCGGCTTCCTCGCGGCGCGTGGTGAAGCTTGGCCCGGCCTCGCAGGTGACGTCATACTTGCCAACGGTCAAATCGTAGACGCGAGGAATCGCTTTCAATTGCGCCTGCTCTTCCGGTGAAATTGCTGGCTGCTGGGCGCCGTTCACGGGGACCTGGCTATTGGTTCCGTCCTCGGCGATCACGCGCAAGATGCGCGCGGTGCTGTACACGCCAGGGATCAGGTCGCACAGGATACGGCCGGCGTGGCGGATGGCCCGCGACAGGTTGTCGGTGAAGTTGAAGGTACTGACGTCGCCCTCGCGCTGGCGGGCCAGAATCGCGCGGCCGCTGGTCTCGTTGGACTGCGCGCCAAGGCTCGCGTCATACAGGCCCATGACGGACTTCATGTCGTCGCTGGCGTTCATCGCCTCCTGCAGCGCGCCGGCCGGAACGCCTGCGAACGGTTGGCGCTGTGGTGGCGGTGCCGGCACGCCATTCACCTCGACCATGTCGTATTCCAGGAACTGGTGCGTCGCCGTGTTGGCGGTTGCCCAGCGCGAGTCGGTGCTGAACTGGCCGACCGCGCCGACCCAAGGAGCCTTCGGTGCCAAAGCAACCAGCTCGGTGCTGACCGTGCGCCAGTAGTTGAACATGAGCTGCGGATCCTTGGCAAAGCGCACCAGACTGAGCAGGAAGCGCTCGCCATCGATCACCACCTCGTCGCCGTAGACAGGGCAGATCGGAATGTAGCGGCCCGGCCACTCGTTCACTTCCAGGATGTCGCAGCCGCTCATCAGGTACTGCGTCACCTTGTGGCTCATGGTTGGGCGCGTCTTGCTGACGGTGATGCCCTGCACATCGAGGAGATCCCTGGCAAGGTTGTACTGCTCCTCATACATCACGCTGCCGTTGGACAGCAGCATCAGGGTGCGTCGTACTTCCTCGCGGCGCCACCACTCCGCAACACGCACTTCGTCCTTGTTGAACCAGTTGGCGCTGTCGTGCTCGCCATCGCTCTGGAAGTCGGAAACCTCGGCATCCGGCCACTTTCGCTTGAATGCGTCTATGTCCCACATCTCGGTAACGAACGCCTCGTTCCAGTTGGCCGAGTCAGAGTCAAAGCACATCGGGTCGCCATAGACGGTCATCGGGTTCTTGATCGCCTCGATGCGGATGTCCATGTCGAAGGTATCGTCGCTGGCGTAGTCGATGCTGATTCGGAAGTAGCCGAAGCCGCCGGTTACCGCGTTGTCCAGCGCGTTGTCGTATGCCACGTCCGCGTTGCTGGTGTACTCGATGTTGCGCACAAGGCCATCGAGGATCTTGGCCGTCTCCATGTCGGCGCCGTCGCCGACCGGATGGAATTTGATGCTGGGCGAATTCTGCCGGGCGTCGTTGGTCACCTGTCGGATAAATGCTGGCATACGGTTGATCGTCAGGCAGGGGCGGCCTTCCTGATCGCGTTGCTGCTTTACCTTTTCCGGCCACTGCTCCGCGAGGCGGGCAAAGCGCACGTCGTCGACATAGTTCTGCCGATTGGTGCTCTCTCTGTCCGCAGCGCGCGCAAAGAGGCGACGGCCTTCTTTCACAAGGTCGCGGTCTTTTCCGTTGTCAGCCATTTATCCCATCCAGGCGCCGGCCACCGCGCGTTCGCGCGGCTCGGCAGGTTGTCGTTTCGTTTCAATCTTGACCAGGCTGGGGAACAGCTCCGCCAATGCCCAGATATGCGCGTCAGCGCGGTTTGGTGACCCCTTGCCGGTGTAGCCAGTGGTCGAAAATGCACACATCTCATCCTCCAGCTTGGCGAAGATGCCGGCGTGGCGGACTTTGCCCTGTTCGTAGAGCGCGCTGAAGGGTTCCGCGCGCTGAACCTTGCCGCGGCTGGCCGTCACCATCTTGAAATTCACCCTGGCCTTGGCCTTGGCGGCGGCAGCCTGCACGACAAACTTCACCATGCCGCCGCCGAAGTTGGTTTCGCCCACCACCACGTCGGCGCGGTGGCGCTCATACGCGCTGACGGCGATCTGACCCCATACGGCCGGCCCCGCCTTGACGGTGATGTCCTCGAGCAGGTAGGCATTGCCGTCCGTACCCAGGCCATCGACCGTGATGCCGATCTCGTCGTTGTCCGTGTTGGCCTCATCGTCGCCGGCGCCGGATGGATCGACGGAGACCACCACGCGCACCATGTCCGGCAACTTCTCACCCTCTGCGCGCCAGCGGTCGATCACCGCTTCGTCGAACAGCGCGTTGGGCGTGGCGTCGGCGAATTCGCCATCCAGGAAGCGCCGCTTCATCCTTGCACTCAGCCCGGTCAGGGTCTCCAGGTACTCAGGAGACAGGTTTTCCTGGTTGTCACGTGGGTTCATCTGGAAACACACGTAGTTGTCAGGATTGGTAAGCGGATCCTTGGTGTCCGGATCAGTCTTCTGCTTGAAGACCTTGAACGACCAATGCGCCTTGCTTGGCGGGTTGCAGTCGAAGAAGAAACGCAACTTCAACGGAGGGCCGCGTATGCCATTCACGACCTGATCGACCAGCTGCGCCAGACGCGTCAACAGGATCTGCACGCCGCCCCACATCACCTGAGAGGCCTCATTCACGTAGATGGTGCAGAACTCGAAGCCCAGGATCTTCTCCATGCGCTCCTTGTCGTCCAGGCCGCAAAACCAGATTTCCGCATCGCCGGGCAACGTCGCGAACCAATCAGTCTTGCTGATGCCCCAGTCATGCCCCTTTACCAGCTGCGGAAAGCAGGTGCGCATCACCTTCGGGAAGGTGTCCAGCACCACTGTGGCCTTCAGGTGGTTGAAGCGGTACCTCGTGATCAGGTGGCGCGAACCGGGCGCCTTCAGTGCGCGCGCGATGATCGTGCGCACCAGGATGAAGGTTTTTCCTGAGCGGCCGCCACCAAAAAGCATGATCCATGTCGCCAACCCACCCAGCAGCGGCTGCACCTCGCGCTGCTTAGGATTGAACTTGAACGACATCAAAGCGCCTCATCGGTCGCCTGCATGACGATTTGCAGACCTTCCGGCTTCTCGTCACCGCCTTCCTTGGCGGTCTTGAGCAGGCTGATCCCAATCTCGGCCGCGCTGCTTGCCATTTTGGTCAGTGCAGCGATATCGCCGAGCGCCAGGCGGCTCTGATCGTCGAGCGGCTTGGCGTCGTCGATCTCGGCGACCTTGGCGTTCGCGATGCCGGACAGGCGGTGGGCGGTAGCGGCGCCGTAGCGCGCAGCGCCGGCCAGGTGCATCGAAATCGTCTTGAGGTCGTCGGCGAGCGAGCGCGCAGCCATCTGTTCAGAAACGTTTAATTTCGCCAGCGCGGTTTCTGTGTCAACTATTTGATTCGCAACGGATTTAACGGCCTCAATACGTTTAGAAAAACGTTGCGAAATGGCCGCCTTGCTAACGCCAAACTCGCGCGCCAAAGGCGACGCGGCCTCTCCTGCAAGCAGGCGTTTTCCAATGGACTCCCACTGGGCATCCGTCAGTTTTGAGGGTCTGCCCATGCTATCCGTCCGCCGATTAAGTAAAAATTGTCACGCCAATGCAAAAAGCCCGCGTCCTGAAGGAGGCGGGCTTACTTTTCTCGGGACGTGCGAGGTCACCGGTGACTGAAATATAGCAGACTTTTTCAGAAAAGGTTACGTGTGCACTCATTTTTTTTTAATTTTTGCGCGAGCGCGGCGCGCGCCTCTATGGCGGTGAGGGCTAAGTCGGCGTTGGGGAAACGCCACGCGGTGGCAATGCTACAGCTGCGGTAAATGGCCCAGGCATGCAGCCGGGAGAGGCTATCGATCATGGCATCGGTGGCAGCGCCAATCTGCATGTCGTGGCTGTGCTGAGACTCGTGCAAGTCCGAGCCATGACCATCGGTGTTGCCAACCAAGCCGCCCATAATCAGCGTGCCGGCGGTCCGCTGGCCGCCGTTGTGCATCCACTCCTTCCACAGCGCCAGGCAGTACTCCAGCGGATCTGGGCGCTCCCATGTGTCGCGTTGGGCATTTTCTTTCTTAACTCGAAGCATTTTTCCCTCATTTTGGCGTGATTATTTTTACTTTTAGCCAACCAAGCCGTAAGGCCCGACCGGTTTGTTACTGATGATCCTCAATAATCATCAACTTCATACTGCATAAGGCTTGCTTTCATTTTCTTCGCCACTTTCTCGCCACGGCCTTGCCGCTTTTTCCGTGATGCTGCCCTGCGCCTGGGTCACACGATCCATATTGCGCTCCAGGTAGGCCATGGTGGTCCGCACGTCCTTGTGGCGCAGGTAGGCCTTGATGTCCTGGACCGGCACCTTATCCTCGCTGAGCAGCGTGGCGATCGTGCCGCGCAACCGGTGGGGTGTGATCCCCTTCACGCTGCACGCGGCGTTGGCGCCAGCGATGGCGC